TTAATTTGTCTTCAATGGTTGTTGGCTGTACACCACCAAACCATTTAGTAGTAGCTTGTTTAAGAGCCTCAGCCCCGATAGGGACTAAGGCACCAATGATTGATTCAATAATCATTTATGGTTCCACCACAGTACAATTCCTGCGAAAAGACTACCAAGATAGATGATTGGCTTAACCACTTTAGCAATCCACTCAAGGGCTACAAAAGCCCCTTGAGCTGCATGGAAAGCGTCTACTAAATGGTTTGGTGGTGTACAGCCTACAACCATTGAAGACAAATTAAAATTAGATGCAAGCGATATTGAACGGATTAAAGCAATTGCATTGCTGGATCAACCAGTTGGAACACCATCTCAATGGGTGGTGGATTTACGCGCTTCTGCTCGCTATATTGGAGCGTTAGCCGTTATTGGTTGTGGTATTAGTTCTATGTTCGTCGTAGGACTTCCTCCAGCAATTTATGCTACAGCCCTCGAAGCTGCCAACATTGCATTTGGTTTTCTATTTGGACAACGCATCGTAAACAATTGGTATAACAAATGACATTCTCACTTTCCCAGAAATCCCTAGATAGGCTGCAAGGAGTAGATAGTCGTTTAGTCCAAGTGGTTAAACGTGCTATTGAAATTACAACAGTTGATTTCAAAGTGTTAGAAGGTGTACGTACTCTAGAACGCCAACAGGAACTCTTAAAGCTCAAAGTGACACAGACCCTCAAGTCAAACAATTTGGTGGGCTTAGCGGTCGATCTAGGGGCTTTGAAGGGCACTGACGTATCTTGGGAGAAACCTCTTTACTTTGAAATTGCAAAAGCAATGAAACAGGCTTCCAAAGAACTTAACATTCCTATCCGTTGGGGTGGTGATTTTAAATCGTTCTTTGATGGCCCTCATTTTGAATTAGTATAATATGGCAACTAAAAAAGACCCTCGCCTAGCTCGAGCTGGTGTATCAGGATATAACAAACCTAAAGCAACTCCTAGTCATGGCAGTAAAAGCCATGTGGTAGTAGCCAAGGTTGGTGATCAAGTTAAAACAATTCGTTTTGGTCAAAAGGGAGTTAAAGGCTCTCCTGATGGTTCTAAACGTAACGAAGCTTTTAAAGCTCGTCATGCCAAAAATATTGCTAAGGGCAAAATGTCCGCAGCATATTGGGCAGATAAGGTTAAGTGGTAATGACTAAAAAAGCCCAGATGATTGATTCAATGGGCAAATTCCGAACACAGTCTCTGTTCCTTGAATTAGGATATAAAGATGAGGCTGTGTTCACTCTGAAGGATTTCGATCACGAGCATAACGATACGACATATGTGTCTTTGAAACGTTTGTATCTTGAATGCGAAGACCCTACAGAGTATCAATTTGCTCAGGCCCACCTTATGGGGTGGAAACATTGGCAACGTATGTGTGAGAATAAAGTCTTACGCAAACATATTGACGAGTGGCGTGATGAACTAGAAGTTAAGCTTCGTTCACAAGCTGTACTCGATGTAATCGCTCAAGCGCGAGCAGGAACCTTTCAGGCAGCTAAATGGGTAGCCGATAGGGGTTGGGCTCAACGAGGTGCAGGACGCCCCTCTAACGCTGACGTAGAGCATGAGAAGAAGGTTCAAGCCCGTATTGCAGATGAATATGGTGGTGACGTAGTTCGCATGTTCCAGAAACAAGGATAAGCATGGCAACCGATGATGAAGTGTGGCGTAAACAAGCTATAGTCAAACTAGAAAAGATGCCTGAAGAGGCTAAAGAAATTCGTGAGACAGCGATGAACGACCTCTTCTTCTTTGCTCGTTTGGTTAACCCTGGCTATGTATACGGAGATATCCATAAAGAATTATTTAAATGGATGCAGGAATACAGCCTGTACGGGCAAGCAGACGATCAAACAAGCAACAAGCTTACCATGCTACCTCGTGCTCATTTGAAGAGCCATATGGTGGCTACATGGGCTGCTTGGATTATTACTCGTCATCCTGAGGTTACAATTTTATATGTGTCTGCTACAGCTGAATTGGCTGAGACACAGTTGTATGCTATTCAGAATATTCTGGCTAGTACTGTTTACCAACGATATTTCCCAGAATACATTAACCCCCAAGAAGGTAAGCGTGAGAAGTGGAGTCAACGTAAGTTTACGATTGACCATCTGAAACGTAAACAAGAAGGTATTCGTGATGCTACAGTGTCCACAGCTGGGTTGACAACTAACACAACTGGCTGGCACGCTGACATTATTATTGCAGACGACTTAGTAGTTCCCGAGAATGCGTATACCGAAGACGGTCGTGAAGGTGTGATGAAGAAAAGTTCACAGTTCACTTCTATTCGTAACGCAGGGGGCTTTACAATGGCTTGTGGTACACGATACCATCCGTCAGATATTTATGCTACTTGGAAATCCCAAGAGTATGATGTGTATAGTCCTGAAGGTGATATTACTGGTCGTCAGCCTGTTTGGGAAGTAAAAGAATTTGCTGTAGAAGCTGATGGTGTATTCCTTTGGCCTAAAGCTATGCGAGAAGATAAGAAGTTCTTTGGATTCGATGCACAAGTGCTATCACGAATTCGTGCAGAATATTCTGATCGTGTACAGTTCTACGCTCAGTATTACAATGATCCTAACGATCCAGGTTCCAACCGTATTGATCGCTCTAGGTTTCAGTACTACGACAAGAAGTTTATCAAACAAGAGAATGGCTCTTGGTATTTTAAACGTAAGAAGCTTAATGTCTATGCCGCAATTGACTTTGCGTTTAGCTTAAGTAAGAAATCAGACAACACTGCTATTGTGGTGATTGGTGTGGACGAAGACAACTACATCTACGTGTTAGATATTGCTGTGTTCAAGAGTGATAAGATTGCAGAATACTTCAGTCAGATTGCTAGCCTACATGCCAAATGGGAATTCAAGAAACTACGTGCTGAAGTTACTGTGGCTCAAGCAGTGATTGTACGTGATCTTAAAGACAAGCTGCGAGAAGAAGGTATGACTCTGTCAATTGACGAGCATAGACCTACTCGTAACGAAGGTAACAAGGCAGAGCGTATTGCTGCTGCTCTTGAACACCGATATGAGAATCAGGCTGTATGGCACTTTAAAGGTGGATATACGGATATGTTAGAAGAAGAACTTGTCTTAGCTCGTCCAGCCCATGACGACATTAAAGATGCTCTTGCTTGCGCTGTAGAGATTGCAGTGAAGCCTAAGAGGGCACGAGACTCAGAAGATTCGTATTCTAACGTTATTAAGTTTAATCCGCGTTTCGGCGGTGTTATGTATAGGTAATTAATGTCAAACAAACCTCTAGAAATTGCTGTCAAATTTGGTCAGGATAACGAAGCCAAATATATTGCTCATACGTGGCATACGTATAACTCACAACGCAGAGAGAAGATCGAACTCTGGAAAGAGATTCGTAACTATGTATTTGCTACTGACACACGTACAACCAGTAATAAAACGCTTCCTTGGAAGAACAGTACCACTCTGCCAAAGCTTTGCCAGATTCGTGACAACTTACATTCTAACTATGTTTCTGCATTGTTCCCCAATGACGAATGGTTACGATGGGAAGGTTATTCACAGAATGATGGAACAAAGAAGAAGGCACAGGCCATCCAAGCCTATATGTCTAACAAGACACGAGAAAGCCATTTCCGTACTGAGATGAGTAAGTGTGTGTATGACTACATTGACTATGGTAATGCATTTGCAACTGTAGACTTTGAATCGTCATATACGGTCAATAAAGACGGTGAAAAGTCTGTACAGTACATTGGCCCTCGCCTACGTCGTATTAGCCCCTTAGACATTGTTTTTAACCCCTTAGCGCAGACGTTTACTGAATCATTTAAGATCATTCGTTACTTGAAGCCTATTGGTGAATTGCATCGTATGGCTATGGATGATCCTGAGAACCAATACTTGAAGAAGGCTTTGGCTAAACGAGACAAGATGCAGAAGCAACGTAATGCTTATGGTGTTGATGATCTTGATAAAGCAGAAGGCTTTAACATTGATGGCTTTGGTAACTACAGCGATTACTTGCAGAGTGGTTATTTTGAGATGCTCGAGTTCCACGGTGACTTGCATAATTTGGAAACAAATGAATTGCAAACAGGTCGTGTGATTACTGTTATTGATCGTATGTTTATGATTCGTAACGAAGCCGTTAAAAGCTGGAATGGCCGCCCTGAAATCTACCACGTAGGTTGGCGTACCCGTCCTGATAATCTCTGGGCTATGGGGCCATTAGAGAACTTGGTGGGGATGCAATATCGTATCGACCATCTTGAGAACTTGAAAGCAGACGCTATGGACTTAGCTGTGCTTCCTCCTCTGGTTATTGCTGGTGAGGTTGAACAGTTTAATTATGGCCCTGGTGAAGAGATTCACATTGATGAGAACGGTAGTGTTACTGAACTGGCTCGTAACGTCCAATGGGTGATTACAGCTGAGCAAAACCTCGATAAGATCGAGATGCGTATGGAACAGTATGCTGGCGCTCCTCGTGAAGCTATGGGTATTCGTTCTGCTGGTGAGAAGACAGCTTTTGAAATTCAACAGTTGCAGAACGCAGCTGGTCGTATTTTCCAAGAGAAAATCACTACATTCGAGATTGAATTGCTGGAACCAACGCTTAACGGTATGTTGGAAACAGGACGACGTAATCTTGATCGTACCGATGTTATTCGTGTAATGAACGATGACTTGGGCGTACAACAGTTTATGGAAATCACTCGTGACGATATTACTGCCTCTGGCATTCTTCGTCCTATTGGTGCTCGACATTTTGCTGCTCAAGCTCAAATGGTACAAAACCTTACGCAACTCTCTAACACACAAATCTGGGCACAAATCTCTCCTCACGTCAGTTCTATTGCTTTGGCTAAGACTGTTGAAGACTTGTTGAACTTCCAACGCTACTCTTTGGTACGTCCTAACGTAGCAGTGTTTGAACAACAAGAAACTCAACGTTTAGCAGGACAAGCTTCTGAAGACTTGATGGTTGAACAATCAATGCCTGTAACTGAATAATGAAAACAATCCTTACTAAAGGTTTGTCTAAGGAACGTGCCGTAGAACTTGAAAGTGATTTCAAGGCTGCGGCCTTCTTTAGAGAACGCCTAGCGGCAACGCTTGAAGATAAAGTTAACACTTTACGCAAAGAAGTTAGACAGAAGAATCAATACGATTCTCCCTCTTGGGCGTTGACCCAAGCTGACTATATTGGCTTTGAAAGAGCTATTTACGAAATTATTTCATTAATTTCTAATGACTCTGTCGAAAAAGTAACGAAAACGAAGTAATATACTTACGTAAGTATTTATATAGTATACTTAATCAGTGAGTGTAACGAACGATTAAGAATTATATAGTATAAATCCTAGAAATACTTAGTACAGATTAAACTCCTCGCCCTTGAGTTAATGGGCCCCAAAGCGGCTATAGTTTAATGGTAAAACGATATCCTTCCAAGTTATAGTCTACGGTTCGATCCCGTATTGCCGCTCCAATTTTTATACGTATAGGAATTAAATCAGTGTCAGACCCGACCTCGATTTTTAATAATCAAAATCCGCAGACCCCTGCAACCCCAGACAATAGTGGTGCAAGCACACCACCAAACGGTAATCAATCCAACCAGTTAGCAGACCTGCTCAGTTCGATTAAGAATGACCGTGGAGAGACAAAGTATAAATCAGTTGAAGATGCTCTTAACGCGTTGAAGCATTCGCAAGACTATATTCCTCAGCTAAGCGATAAGCTACGACAGCAGGAACAAGAATTGGCAGAAGCGAAAGCAGCAGCTGCTAAGATCACTGAACTTGAAAATACTTTGAAAGCACTCACTCAACAGAACAATACACCTGCTAGCCCACCAGCTACTCCAGGATTGTCAGAAGAGCAAATTGCTTCGTTAGTGACTCAAACACTTACACGCCAACAACAAGCAGAAGTTTCCAAGCAAAACCTAAACAAAGTAGTCTCCGCCGTAACGTCAGCGTTCGGTGAGAAATCTGAAGAGGTATTCTACGGAAAAGCAAAAGAACTCGGCATGTCGGTGGAAGACATTAACGCCTTGGCAGCACGTACCCCCACAGCAGCACTTAAGTTGCTCGGCTTGGATGGTAGTGCTAAACCTACTGGTAACGCTTCCTCAGGTAGCATCAACACCAGTGCGTTTCAGCCAGCACAAGAATCGTTCGTGAGTAAGAACGCTAAGCCTACATTGATTGGAGCCACAACCTCTGATCTGCGTGAGGAAAGCGCTAATTCTCGCAAAATGGTTGATGAGCTTCACGGACAAGGTTTGTCTGTGCATGATCTCACCGACCCAAAAGTATATTTCAAACATTTTAAATAAGGACAATTAATGTCTCAAAATCGTGCAAATAGTACTGCTTTTATCGAAGCAGAACAGTATTCGGCTTTTATTCTCCGCAACCTGCAAGACGGTTTGCTCCCTGGCTCGTTCTACCGTAACGTCTCTGACTTCGGTTCTGGTACTACTCTCCACATCAAAACTGTGGGTACTGTTACCATTCAAGACGGCGCTGAAGAAGTTGCTTTCGACTACACACCAATTGAATCTGGTGAAGTTACTCTGACCATCACCGACTACGTTGGCGATGCTTGGTATGTGACTGATGAGCTGCGTGAAGACGGCGCTCAAGTTGAAGCTCTGATGAGTGCTCGCTCTAGCGAATCTACTCGTGCTATCCAGGAAATCTTCGAGACTCGTTTCTTGAAGAAGGCTAACACTTCTCAAACTAACGCAGCTGCTAACCAAGTGAACGGTTTCGCTCACCGTATCGCTTCTGCTGAGACCAACAACGTTATTTCGTTGAACCACTTCATCTCTATGAAGCTGGCTTTCGACAAGGCTAACGTGCCTATGGCTGGTCGTATCGCTGTGGTTGACCCTGTGGTTGCCGCTACTCTGGACAAGACTGTGTCTTTGGCCCGTGACGTGACTCCTTTCGGTCAGAAGATTCTTGAGAATGGTTTCGATCGTGAACACACATTCTTGATGAACTTGTTTGGCTGGAACATCATCACTTCTAACCGCTTGGATACTGGCACTTTCAGCGACGGCACTACCTCTGTGTCTAACGCTGTTGCTAACGTGTTCATGTCTGTGGCTGATGACAACACCAAGCCAATCATGGCTGCATGGCGTCGTATGCCTAAGGTTGAAGGCGAACGCAATAAAGACTTGCGTCGTGATGAGTTCGTTACCTCTGCTCGTTGGGGCTTCGGTACGCAGCGTGTTGATACCCTCGGTATCGTGATCACCTCGGCTGTTAACGCCTAATAAAAACATGGGGAGCTAGTCTCCCCTATTAAAGAACAAAGGTAATATAATGACTTTTAAAAATCAAGCTGGTATCGGCGTGTATCAAAACTACGGTGCTCGTAGCACTGGTCAAACTGCTGGCCTCGAAGATCAAGACGGTAGTCTGATTCGCCTCAGCGTAACTCTGACTGGCAGTATGTTGAATGATGGTTTCATTCCTCCTGTCGTGCTGCCAAAGGGTGCTCTGTTCAAACGTGCTGACTTGCGCGTTGATGAAGCATTCGTGTTGGGTGGTACAAGCCCTACAGTGCGTATTGGTCTGGCTGGTTCTGTTGCAACCAACGGCATCGTGTTGACTGAAGCTGAATTGGAAAACGTTGGCTCTAAGGTTCCTGCATCTACTGGTGCTGGTACTTGGGCTTCTAACTCCTCTACAGGCACAACTGCTGCTGCTAAAATTGCTTTCGACATGGGTGGTACATCTCCTACGTCTACCAGTGCTGGTAAAGCTGTTTTGGTGTTGGAATTCTTCAGCAAAGCCAAGGCTTAATAACCAACAATTAAAGGAGCCTCTGTGCTCCTTTTTTTGTTTCTAAGGACAGATTATGGCAATTCAACATAGCAATATTCCAGACGCACAATTGCATGAGCCTAAAGGCGTAGCATCTGCCGCACTCAATACTTCGTATTTTGCTGATGGTAGTGGTTCAGGTGATTGGAAGAAAGTGGGCGTTGAAACGCTCTCAGGTTTAGCAGGTGACGGTAGTGTAGCACGATTGAAAGTTGTTACAGACGGTTCTAATGGTTTTGACCTCTATCGTGATTATTCTTTTGGCAAGATGCATATCACGAATAACACTACACCTTTTGCATTGACCGCTGCTGCTGATGCAACATTGAACACTGCTAGTCAATACGTATTGTTGACAGGCTCTGGTGCTCCCTTTGCTAACGGGACAGGGGATGGTGTTACATTCTCAACCAACCGATTGACAGTTGGTTACGCAGGTATTTACGATTTGAACTTCTGGGCATGTCTCACAGGTTTCCCAAGTAACACAGCTAAAGTGGCAATGAAGTTTAAGATTAACGGTACAACATTCTCTGATATGAAAGTTGTAACTAAGTCTAACTCTAACGGTGATGACGGTACTCTTGCTGCTAGTGATTTTATTCAACTTGCTGCAAACGACTACATTCAATTGTTCATTGCATCAGATGTTACAGGCAACGTTGTTATTAACAACTCAGCCCTCACAATGAAAATGATTAAGGCACTCTAATGAAAATGTCGCTACTTGAAATGATTCAGAGTATTCTGAACGAAATGGATGCTGACGAAGTTAACAATTTAGATGATACAGTTGAAGCACAGCAAGTAGCTCAGATCATTAAGGATTGCTACTACGAGATGTTGGGCAACCGTAATTGGCCCTTCATGCGTAAACTGTTCCAGATGGATGCATCTGGTAGTACAGCTAAACCTAATTACTTAAAACTCCCTGACAACCTTAAAGAACTTGTGTCATTTAAATATGACAACGGTACTCCGTCAGAACCACTACTCCAAGATGTAGTGTATAAAGAACCAGACGCATTCTTGCGTTACATCTCTAATCGTAATGCTACGTTAGACAACGTAACTATTGTTACTGACTACGGTGGTTCTAAACTCCTTATCATCAACGACAAACCTCCACAATATTGGACTTCGTTTGATGACACATATCTTGTAACTGATTCGTGGGACAGTACAAAAGAAACTACATTGCAGAAGAGCAAGACACAATGTTTGTCTTACCTTGTTCCAGTGTGGGTTCGTACTAACGAAGCAATTCCTGAACTCCCTATTGATGCATTCCCTGCTTTGTTGGCAGAAGCTAAGAGCACAGCGTTCTTGGCACTGAAACAAATGGCAAACCAAAAAGCTGAACAGAAAGCTGGACGACAACAACGTTGGTTGGCTCGTAAAGCATGGCGAGCTGAAGGTGGTGTACAATATCCAAACTACGGCAGAAAATGATTACTATTTATAAAGGCTACCAAATTAAGCCACATGCCCAGACTCCAACATCTTACATTGTTGTGACTGATGGTAAGGGTGGTAAAGTACCTGATGTACTCACCAGCTTGTTCACTACCGCTGTGTACGCTAAAGCTGCTATTGATAAATACTTAGACAGTAAGCCAACGAAGGAAGTGAAGAATGGCAAAGAAATCAATCAAAGCTGAGTTTAAGAATTTTATCAAGGGATTGATTACAGAAGCTAGTCCTGTAAACTTCCCTCCTGAAGCATCTTATGCTGAAGAGAACTTTCAACTTAATCGTGATGGTACGCGTGATCGTCGATTAGGTCTTGATTATGAAACAGATTACCAACTTCGTGATTTACCTATTGATGCAGCTACACTGCTGAATACAGACCCTGTAACGTTCGAGTGGCGTAACGTAGGTGGTAATTCAGGACAAGTGTTTCTTGTTATGCAAGTCTCTAATGACTTGTTGTTCTTTGATTTAGAAGCAACTTCTGTTTCAAAAGAAGGATACAAAGGAACACTGACTGACGTATTTACCGAGACAAACGCTTATTCGTTTGCAAGTGTAGATGGTCGTTTAGTTATCGCTTCTGGTGCTAAAACAATTGCTGTTATTACCTATGATGGTACTACATTTACTAAAGAGAATATCAGCTTAAAGACACGAGATGTTTGGGGTTTACAAGAAGGCACAGCTCGTGAAGCTGATCCATCTCTCCGTACAGCTACTGTCACATCCGCTGAATGGTATAATCTATATAACCAGTCATGGGGTATTCCTCGTAAAAACTCTGCTGGTACACTAGACGATCCTTCTACAATTTATAAGACAGCTCTGAGTGTATATCCTAGCAGTAAAGAAGCTGTTTGGATTGGTCTACAGTTCCAAGCTGTAGCTGCTGGTGCTACACCATACGAGCGTATGTTTACGAACTTGTATGAAGAAAAGCTTGGTTCAGATACACAAGCTGCTAAAGGTTATTTTATTATTGACCTGTTAGATCGTAATGCATCTCGTAATGCAGCTATGGTCGCAAACGCTGCTAAGTATCCAAGCCTTGACAACACTTCGTTGACATATTCAGGAGCTGATTCCACTGCTGGTGGCCCTACAGCTATTGCTGAATTTGCTGGACGTGTATTCTATGGTGGCTTTACAGGGGCTGTTACTGGTGGCGATAAACGTAGTCCTGATCTATCTAACTACGTATTCTTCTCACAACTCGTGAAGAACAGTCAAGATATTGCTAAGTGCTACCAAGAGGGTGACCCTACTTCTAGAGATAGTGGTGACTTAGTAGATACAGATGGTGGCTTTGTACGTATTTCAGGTATTGATACAGTGTTGTCTATGGTTAACGTAGCAAGTGCATTGATGATTATCGGTACTAACGGCGTATGGAAGCTGCAAGGTGGTAGTGATTACGGATTCTCAGCAACAAACTATATTGTAGAGAAAGTATCCGATATTTATGTATTAGGTACTCGCAGTATTGTTGTTGACTCAGGACGTGTGTTCATTTGGGCACAAGACGGTATTTATGTTATTGCCAAAGACCAATTTGGTTCTTATGGTGGTACGAACATTACGCAACAAACAATTCAAACCTTTTATGAAGATATCCCCACAACAGTTAAACAAAGTGTTGTAGGTGCATATGATTCAGTTGGTAAACGTATTCGTTGGTTGTATAAAGAAGGTACATCGTTTACAGCTGATTCGATTACTAAAGAACTTATATTAGATTTGAGTATTAATGCATTCTACGTTAATCGTATTATGAATAGCTCTACTAATAATGCTGAAGTTTTTAGCGTATTTAAGTCACTTCCTTTCC